CCGTCATAAGACTGGAACGTGTCGCTCACAGGAGCGGGCGTGTAGTCGTAGGTAGGACCGGAAAACCAATCAAACCCATCATAAAATTCAGGCAATCCAGTGTCAGGATTGATGGTTCCAGACCCGCCCTGAGCCTTAAGGCGAGCGGCTTCCTTGGGCGTGATGTGCGCCAATACGGTATCACCGTAACGACCCTTCTTGCGCAGCTCTTCAGCCGCCTTGCGCAGAGGAAGGCGAGAAATGTCGGACTTGAGGGCTTGCGCGAGGTTCTTTGCCATTACGTCACCGTACTTCCAACGTCCCTGAGGGACTTGTCTGTGTCGCTCCAGACGTTTTTGGGAGCCTTGTCTTCCGACGAGCCGCCAAGAACAGGACCGCTTGGACTATAGCCGAAACCCGGAGCGGCGAACAGGGCTGAGCCAAGAGTGCTGGTAGAGCTTGGAGACCCGCTTGTCGGACTTTGTATCCCGCTTGCGCCGCCTGCTGCTTGAGCTGCAACAGATGTGGATCGGCTTGGCTGGAATGCTGATCCGAGGCCGTATCCAAGAGCGCCGCTCAGCAGACTTTGCTGCATTCCCCCAAGTCCAAGTTCCGTTCCAAGACCAGCTCCAAGACCGCTGCTGACGCCACCTATAAAACCTGATTTCAATGCGGTTTCCAATGGTTGACCGCCAGCAAGTGCGCTTGTCACGCCGCCTGCGAAGTTTCCAACGCCCCTTGAAACTCCAACGCCAAGTGACTCTGACCCGTTAATTGAAGGTTTCACATAGTCGGGAGTTCCGGGCATACCAGATGCGCCGAAAGCTTCCCCGACAGCCGTTGAAACGCCTCCGCTAACACCGCCTGATACCGCTCCCATCAACGCGCCTTTGCCAATATCGTTGCCCTGAACAGCCGCAGAAAGAGCGCCTGTTCCAGCTCCAATAACCGCCCCACCAAGGGCGCTGGCGATGATTGTGCCACCTTCAATTGCCGCAACCGCAGCCGTTCCGCCAAGCAAGGTAGTTCCTACCGTAGCGGCAGTGATGCCGATTTCAGCAAGGACGAAAGTTGCGATTACGGGAACGGCAGGCATCAGATGTTCACCTCAAATTTGTAGGCCGGAACCATCTTGTCGCCTATCATCATTTGAGATTGGCTAGTTTTGACGGGAAGACCTGTTTGTTCGGCGATTTTAACAAAAGCGGGTGATTGCGCATAGCTGACGGCTTTTTTGAAGCCCATCTCCTTCAGCGTGTTGATCCCCGCCTGATACCGCTTGACCAGATCGTTCACGGGCTCAATAGTGAAGGTGTGAAACTCGACCGTACCGGGTTCTTTGGGTTGCAAGAGGAAGACGGTGTTGCCGATTTGAAGAAGCTGGACCATTTTGCGCTGCATCATAAGCGCAATGGTCTGCATGATACGATTTACGTCAGCGCCGGGTTGTTCGCGCCGAGTGCTTTCTTCAATGATCTTTGTAGAGGACACTTGCTTCTGTTGAGAAGCCTTTTTAGGCCCACTTGTAGCCTTTGGAGTAAGCCCTGTTTCGATGCTGGAAGCCTTGATAGGGTTCGGAATAGTTGGATCGGCCATCAAGTCACCCCTAAAGCTGCTGCTATCTGCGTGTGGATCAGATAATGTTGCGACATCCATTCGTAGAAGTCGTCTTCCTTCCTAAAATCCGCGTCAAGCATGTTGAACGGATTGTTTAGGTCAAGAACAGACGCAAAATACTGATGCTCGTTCTGGTGATACAACAGCCAATCGTCAAAGTTGTCAAAATCAACGTCCGTGATGGGATAGCCGGGCGGATTTGCGCCGTTTTCGATCAGTGTGTTTCTGAACAAGGTGTGCTGCAAACTGTTCTCAAATAAGAAGTCCTGCATGGCTTCCTTGTCACCGAAAGTGACGCTTGAGATGTTGGCAAAGTTCATGGTTTGTCTGCCTTGTTGTCAAGCTTGGCGAAGATTTGCTTCAAGATGTCCTTCACTTCCAAAATGTCCGCTCGGTAATCAGCCTTGCTGACGTAATTGGTATGAAGGTCTCGTTCCAATTCTCGAACAGATTGCCACAAGGTTTTGAGAACCCAGCCGCTTATGCCGCCAGCTCCCCCAATGATCAGGTTGATCATGTCCTGTGACATTAGAAGGTTCCCGCTGTGCCGTTTCTGCCGGGGATAACACCCAAAATGAGCCAATTTACACCGTCAGATACTACGTTTACGCCATTCCATTGCAGGCTAAGCAGATAGTTCGGCTGCCCGTCTATTGTTTGCGAAGACGTTGTAGCAACAGTTACGACATTGGCTGAATTATCTACTTTCTTGATAATGTAATTCTTTCCAGATGCGCCAACAGCCGTTGGCAGGGTCACAGAATATGCCCCACTCGCCGCGCTTGCGAAAACAATAAAGTCGCTAGAGGTAATTGTGTAAGCAGCCGTTTTTGCTGACCAAAACAATGTGTTTGAGTTGGCAATAGTTATTGCGCCGGACGCATTTGTAACGCTAATTCCTGTCCCTTGGGTTAGGGTAGCCAATGTATAATTGGTTCCATTGCCAATTAACAATTGACCGTTGGTGGGAGTGGTCGTCAGAGCAGTGCCGCCGTTGGCGATTGGCAATGTTCCAGAAACGTGGGTTGTAAGGCCAATTTTGCCATACGAGGGAGCAACCCCAACGCCGCCCGAGATCAAGGCGTTGCCAGTTGCAACGTCGGCGAGCTTGGAAAGGGCTGTGGTCGTGCTGGCGTATAAAAGGTCGCCAACGGCAAAGGAGGCATTGCCGGTGCCGCCAGCAGTGGCCGGAAGAGTACCCGTTGTCAGGACGCTGGTTGAAGTAGCGTAGACTGCACCACCAGATGTAAACGTGGTTAAGTTAGTGCCACCATTTGCCGTAGGAAGGGTTCCCGACACATGGGTAGTCAAACCTATCTTGCCCCATGATGGAGCGACACCGACACCTCCTGAGATCAGCGAGTTGCCTGTGGCTACATCAGCAAGTTTTGACAAAGCAGAGGTTGTGCTTGCATAAAGCAAGTCTCCAACTGCATAAGTGCTTTGACCTGTTCCGCCATTTGCAGCAACAAGCGTTCCAGCAAGCGTTATTGCGCCGGTTGTCGCCGTCGAAGGAGTGAACCCAGTTGTTCCAGCAGAGAACGAAGCCACGGCATCCGTGTTATCGACTTTTTGCCAAACTGAACCGTTGAAGATCGCCCAATCGCCTACTTGCCAATCTGTGATACCGTTCAGATTGGTAGAGCCAGCTACACTGACAACATAATAGTACCCTTGCGTTCCAACGCTGGAAACAAGGGTTGGCGTGTTAGTCGAGGCATTCCATGTGCCTTGGTAAACCACTGCCCCTGTAATGCCGCCGCCAGCTACCTTTAGCATGGTTCACCTCACAGGCCGTCGCCGGGAACGATGGCAAGCACGGCGCTTCCCGTCGATGTGATTGCGGTGAAGAAAGCGTTCGGGATGAACGACAATATCTCAACCGTACTCGGGGCGATGTAGATTGTTCTCGTGGAGTTTGCGCCGCTTCCCGTAGGAATGACGCAGTTTGCTGTAGCCGTCGCCGCAGTAGAGGCATACGAAAGGTAGCATCCAACGGACGTTGACTGATTGGTGATGCGGTACTGATTGCCGCCAAGCGTAAGAGAGGAAACCTGAATGGGGGTCGGCGCAGTGGTGCTGGCCGTCATCACGCAAGTGTTGCCAGTATAGGTGAACGCATTGATCCCCATTTCAATCCTCACATTTTATTGCTAAGTTTATGATGTTACCTCAGAAACATCAAGAACCCAGCCGTTGACGGTGCATTTGAAAACAACCAACCTGTGTTGTTGCTCACGTTAGTCGAATTTGCGCCAGCATACCATGTTGCGCCACCAGTTGCAGCGCTGTCCTTAAGGGACAGATAGTTCGACGACACGGTGCCGGAAGATTTTGAAAGCGTCGCCTGCGTCCCCGGCGCAGAGCTTGTGATTGTGCAAAGACTTGCGACCACACCGGAAACATTCCAGTTTGTGACGGTTGTTGTCGTTGATGCAGGAAACACGAGCGCGGCGTTAGTCACTCCGTTTGAAATGGACGTAAACGTGTTTGCGCCGGTAATGGTGATTGTGCCAGCCACATCCGCGCTTAGATTGGTGTTGTAGGTTTTCCCACCGCCAGCAAACGTAGCCGTTCCGGTCATGCTGATCTTACCGGGAGATGTTCCTGCGGTAGTCGTGAAGTTGCCGGATGTGTAGGTAAAGCCAAGAGGACAAACAATTGTGCCACCATTGAAGGTGATATTTTGCGTCTGGCCCGCGGCGCTGTCGTTTACAGTAAAAACACCAGACGGAGCCATCGTCATAGTGTTCCCGTTCAAATTTAAAGTTCCGCCATAAAGCGTAACGCCCTTTGTCGACGCGGTGCTTTGAATTAAAAAAGCATCGTTCAAAACAACAGTCGGACTTGGAAAGCCAGAAGTTCCTATAGTGATAGGTTGCTGCCATTCTTTTCCAGCAAGAGTTATGTATTGAGTTCCAGATGCGTTGAAAAAAGTTGTGCTTGCAGATGAGGGTACAAGCATAGTAGAACTCAAAACAAGATCGCCCGGAATATAATTAATTCCGCCTTTGCTCCAAGTTCCACTGAAGCCAGTAAAATCACAACTTCTTCCTGTAGAATTAAAAGAACTAATGCTGTATGTTCCAGCGATAAATTTATAATATATTTCCCTTCCCCAAGTTCCTGCTGCTTGGGTTCCGTTTACGTTTTGATGAGAAAAACTCATAGCTCCAGAGCCAGTATAGGTCACAATCTGGCTTGGATTTGTTCCTGTAATGAAAAAATTTGCTGTGCTTGATATATTGTTGTTCAACGCAATTCCTGTAATGTACATAATTCCTGTGCCAAAATTAATCGTTCTGGACAAACCAGACGTAGATTGAAATCCGCCAAAACTCATATTGTAATTATTCATGTTGATAGTACCCGTCGTCAAATTAGACGTTAGGGTGCTGGATGTTGTGAGTGCCCCTCCAAGATTGAACGTTCCACCAACGCCATTAAAAACAACATTACATTGTAGGGATACGCCATTAGTCGTGATGGTAACAGAAGTTGTTGAATTGAAAGTGATTGCACCTGTGGCGTTCCAAACCACGGTGGACATGATGCTGAAGTTCCCGCTGACCGTTAGGGTTCCTGTGCTGGAAAATGTTGGAGCAAAACCGGCGGTAGCGGTGAAATCAAGGCAAGTCAGAGCCCCCGTCAATGTGACGGTGTATGGCGCTCCATTTGAGTTTGCGTCAAATATAACGCTATCTGCGGCAGTTGGCACAGAAGCGCCACTGGCTCCGCCTGAGGTAGTAGACCAATTTGCGGTTGAAGTGGTGTCCCAAGTTCCCATGCCGCCAACCCAATAACGATTAGCCATTGTCAAGCCTCCTCATCAATCGGAGGTTCTTCCATATCAGGAACCGCAGGGAGCGGGTTTGTGACAGACTGATACCAGCGATCATAACGAGCTTTTTTCATGGCTTCGATCTGTTCAAGTGTGTACGAATTATATTCATCAGGCCACATGACTATAGCGTCACTATAGACATATGGCATTTCACCCATGACGAATTGATCAGAAACCTGACCAGTTTCAAGAATAACGACCATTTTAGTCCCCTTTACGCTTGCGTCTGAACGGCCACAACATCCCAAAAAGCTTCATCAAAGTTGTAGATGCAGCCAACGTAGGTCACTTTTGAAACTGTTGTCGCAGTTGGAAGAGTAACGCCAATTGCCCTAAACGATCCAGCCCCAGTGGTGGTCCAAGTCAAAGTTCTTGACACGCCATTGTCTTTGATGCGGAAAATAATTTTATTTCCGTTGTTGGCGTTTGAAAGCGACGAGGCATTGAACGTCAGGGTTCCAGCAAGAGCTGTCCAAGAATACTGATCATATGCCGTCACATCGACTGTGACGGAAGTATCGCTTGCAGCGCTGTACAGGCGGGAAGCTATGCCCTGTGTAAACAAAGCGTTTCCGACTGCGTAGACCTTGTAGCTGGCGTTTGCAGACGCGCCCACTCCAAGACTGCCGGATGTGGTGCCAATCGCCGCGTTGCCGGTATTGGTGAATGCAGAAAAGCTGACAGTCCCGTTGCCCATGCCGTTTACGTTGGTGACGATGGCCGAGAAGTTACTGTCAAGCTGCGACAGAGGAATGGAACCCGTCGCTGTGGCAAAAGTGTAGGAAAGCGTGATCGGGAGTGCCATTAGAACCTCACTCGTTGTTCGTATTCCATTTCCATCGTGTTCAGTGTGAACGATGGATCGGAAGATGTGATCGTAAGACCCAGATATTTTCCGTATTGTTGCGCGTCAGACTTATAAAGTCGATAGGGCGCACCGTTCCACCAAGTGACCGTAGCCAACGAAGCGTTGGTCCATCCAACCGTGTTTCCAAGATTGTTGGTCCAGTACACAATGTTGGTGACGACATAAGTAGGACTGGTGTTTATTTCGCTATCCACCGTGACGTTTAAGGTAGCTGTCACGTTAGAAGTAGCTTCGATGCCAAACTTGAGCGCCTGTTTTGTGCGGATTGTGTCCTGCATGGGCCACAACGCGCTTTGAACCATTGTGCTGACGCTGTTGGCGGTGTCAGTGTATAGGGAGCGCAGATTGGTCCCGTCCGTACCATAAAGGTAAAGTTTTTTGTTGGTCGAAACAGGAACAACGTACTTGAGCGTACTTTGGCTGGTGACAAACCATTTCTTGTCAAAAAAGACAAGCTGAACCGTTCGAGTTCCTACGTCTGGGTCTTGATAGTACACATTGAACGCTGCGCACAGGATGTTGTTGACCAAAACCTGACCGCCTGAAATGGGCAAGGTAAAGTCAATCAGCGGAAAAATTCCGTCCAGAGCGTCCGATATTTTACTGACCGTTGCGCCAATAAGGGCGAAGATACCGTAGTCGTTGATGAACAGCAGGGATCGAAAATACGGAAATATGCCGTCCGCGTAAGTCGTTCCAGTTGAGGCCGACACGTTGGTGTTGGTGAACAGCGTTGTTCCAGTTGTTGTCACTCTTACATCTGAGAAGACGTTGATGCTGTCATCTCCAAAGATGTACAAGAAGTTGTTTGCTGAAACCAACGCAGAGATGTTGCTGTGCAGCGTGTCATCAGTGATTTGAACATTGCCAGCAGACACACTGATAAAATCGTTGTAAGTGTTTGCCGCGCTGTAATAGACGGTTCGGCCTTGGGACAGCCAAGTCCTGCCTTGGAAGCTTGCAACATCTGATAAATCGTCGCTGGTCAAGAAAGCCTTGGCGGTCGCCGCGGTCGTCGGGGTGCCGCCGCTAAAACTGACTGACGGAGCAGACGAATAACCAGTGCCGGGATTGGTGACGATGACGCCCGTGACCTGACCGCCAAAAACGATAGCAGTTGCTACAGCCGCCACAGTTGGGCTACCGCCTGTAAAAACTACGCTGGGAGTGGAGGTATATCCCGTACCACTATCGGTGACGATGACGCCAATTGTTCCCACTTTAAATGTCAAGGGACCGGCAACCGCTGTAGCTCCGCTCCCCCCACCGCCTGTGAACGTCAGGGTAGGTGCGCTTGTGTAGCCAGAGCCAGCATTGGTCACGCTAAGAGCCGACACCAGACCCGAGCCAACAACCGCCGTTGCAGCAGCAGCGCCGCTGGAAAAAGTAATAGCTGGAGCGGTGTTGTATCCGTAACCCGGATTGGTGATCTGGATTGAAGAGACAGCGCCGCCCGTCAAGCTCGTTACAACGGCTTCAGCCTGCACACCATAAGGGTTGCTAGGAGCAGCAATCGTCACGGATGGAAAACTGGTGTAGCCAGCGCCGCCCGCGGTGATTGTAATGTTGGTGATGGTGCTTGCCGCGTTTGATATGGACGCGACTATAGTCGCCTGAACGCCGTTAGCTTCATTGGGCGCGCTTACGGTAACAGTCGGAGGTGTTGTGTATCCTGACCCGGTTGCAGTGATGCCAACGGAACCAATCGACCCAATAGAAATCAGGTCAATCGTGTCCCATGTGTAATATCCCTTTTTGGGATCGGAAATAATTGCGCGTTCATTTTTCCACTGACGCAAACGAACGCCAGAAGTGCTGAACGTGCCCGCAGCGGCAAGCGTTCCTTTGGTCAGAGTGCTTAGGTTGTAGTATTCAGCGCGGCCATCGCTCTCAAACGCGACAATGTAGTCTACGTTTTTGATGTTGCAGCTATAGACCGCGGTTGCGGTCGATGCCCAAGAGAGGGCAGATGCGCCATTGTTGATTTGGGTCGATGCCCCTACGGCTTTGAGGTTGCCGTATCCAATTGGCTGAACATTTTCCAACCAAGAAAACTCGTCGTCATTCAAGGCCGTTCTGTTCGGCCTTGTGTTCATGCCCTTGAAGGACTTGACGACTTGATAGTTTTTTTTCTGCTCAGGGGACGCCGCCATGTCAGTACACCTGACTGTAAACGTCCGGTATCCGGCGCTGGAACGAAGTCGCGAGGACGTTCTGAGCCTTCTTCAGGTACTCTTGCTTGAAGATTTCAGCCTCACCATAGCTCTGTTCCTTATACTTGGCCGTACCGGCTGCATAATAGGGAACAGGGTCAGTGTATGGGAGAGGGATTGTCTCAACGTCAGTGAGAGCGACAAGATCGGTTGGTTGAACAACCGTGTCGAGTTCAATCTGATACGTCTGGTCCGGAACAGGACCAACGTAGAAGCTCTGACTGCCATAAATCGAATAGCAGACTGGCATTCCAATGTAGTTCTGCCAGTAACGGAGCTGACTGTTGAACTGCGTCCAAGGCTGATAGCGAAGCGGAACGCGCGAGTTCCCCCAATAGACATTGAAGTTAATAATGTCGAGGGTTAGGGAGCCCTGCGGCAAGGACGAAAAAGTGTAGACTTCTTGACCTTGATAGAGCGAGCTATTTTGAATGAGGCGGTTGACGCCGGTATCACGGACGAGCCGGTTGCGGGCGTCGTTAATGTAGTCCGTCAGCTCTTGGTCGGTCCAAAAGTTTGCATTGGCGTCATGCAGCAGCCTGCGGACTGTTGTGATGTAGCTTTGAAGCGTTGTCATCTACGACCCACATCATGCAGCAGCCTGCGTCCCTCTTCCCCGCTCCCGTTTTTCAAGAACAGGGGCGGGGAATTGGTCTACCGCTGGGGACGTTGCGCGATAGCCCTGTGGCCGTTCGGCTGTAATCTCAAACTTTGAAAGTCGTTCGAGAGCCTGCGGCAAATCTGTTGAGATTTTCGTCCAGCCGAAGCGAACGACAAACTCAAACTTGTCGTCTAGGCCATAACCAAACAGATTTTGAGCTACATCCAAAGACACTTCGATAGGTTTCGAAGGCGGGAAGCTATAAGTTTTCCCATGCCATTGTGCGTTAAGCTCTTGGTCCGTTTTGTTTACGACCCAGACATTTTCCATCAGAACGTCACCACATCACCGTAAACGGAGATGAACGCCTGAGCGTTCGCCACGTTTGTCGTCACGTTCAGGAACAGCACATTAGCTGTATAGCAAGTCTTGGCCGCGTCGCCATGAAGCGTCAAGTCAACAAAGCTAAGACTGTTCGTCAGATTGGTCAGAGTTGTCGAGTTGGCAACCAAGTTAGCCCCATCGTTTGTCTGACCGACAGTGACAACTGCGGTAGCAGCATTGGGAGTAGCACCTCCCGCGCTATTCGTCATGTTAGCGATGGTGATACGACGAATGATGTATTCGGTCGTACCAGCGCCGCCGCCAGACAAAATAGGCAATGCCACAACCGCGTTTCCGGTTGTTGCGAGAGAGACAGGCTTCGTAATCGTAGCAATACGCTTGAAGCCAAACCCGTCTTGCGTTTCGGAACCGACGCGATTTGCGTTAGCCATGTGTCACCTCACGAAGCGTTAAAGGTGCCCGTGATGCCGTTGCCACCGTTAATCGTGTACAAGGTCACGTTGGCCGTGGAACTTGTCACGTTAGCGCGGACGCTGACACCATCGGAGATCACAGTACCGCCCGTGTTGTTGGCGATGTAAGTGGTCCAAGAGTTAGCACTGCCCGTGTAGGCATTGAACTCAACAACCACGTTCGCCTGAGGCGTCATCACATACGTCCCCGCCGGGATGTACTGAGCGTTGACAAGCGCAGTTGCGTTGCCAGCACCGACGTTAGTGAGAACGACCGGCTGGAACGCGCCGCCGACCGTGTTCGCTACCGTATTTGCAAGAACAATCTTAGAAAAACCACCAGCCATTGTTCTTACTCCTTAGAGGCTAAGCGAGTTGTAACCCGTAACCTTAGTCATAGACTTCGGCTTCGTGTTGACAAGCTCCGCGATGTTGATAACCGCGCCGACATAGCCAATCTGCCAGTTGGGCAGGGTGGACTCAAAGCCGGTGAACACAAACTGGCCCTGCTCATGGATGTAGAGTGACAGGTAATTGGTGTTCAGGAGGTACAGAGTACCTTCGGGGCAGTAGGGATCGGGATAGATCGGAACGCCAGCGACCATGAGGGCGCGGAACGCGGCCTGAGGGCCGTTTGCATCGCCATCGAAGCCCGAGCCGGGGGTGATGACGTACTGTTCCTGACCAACGTAGTCCTGCGCGAGCAGGGTCCAAGTGCCAAAACCGCACACGCCAAAGGTAGGCACTTCCGCGCCATACTTGACCGTACCGGAAATGTACTGAAGGACGTTCTGACGGGTCGGGTTGACCGCGCCAGCAGCGTAAACCTTCGAACGCCACCAAGGGTTCGTGGTCGAGGAACGGGTGATGTTGCCGTAGGTGGCAGTGCCCGTGCCATCGTCCACCGCAGCCGGGAGGCCGGTAAACGCCTGAGTGTTCGTGGTGTTGGTGTACAGGGCCGTCGCCATTCCATCCATCATCACGTTGGTCGCATCGTTCATGCGAGCCTCAATGAGCGGGATGATAGCGTGATCCTGCTGAACCGCGCCTTCCATGCCGAGGAACGGAACGGGAGCGATCATCAGTTTCAGGGTGAACTCAGCATTGTAAGCGCCCTGCTGCACAGACGGCTGCTGGAAAGAGCCGCTGTAATCAGACCACTGAGCATTTACAAACTGCGCGCCCTGAACGGGAACCGTCACGGAGGACACACCGCCCGTAGCCGTCTGGCTATTGGCAATGAGCGCCGCCATGAGCGGGGTCGAGTTGTAGATTTGCACGACCATCTTGGGGATGAACGCGCGACGAGTAACGTAAGTCAGTTCTGTGAACTGAGCGCTACTCGTAGCGGGAAGAATGCCGCCACCGATTGCCATAGTTTACCTCATCGTTTTCAAAGTGACACTCGTCCCCGTCACACGCTCAAAGACCAATTGGCCTTGGGTTTTTTCGAAGTTCGTTCAGCGCTTCCGCCGCGACTTCACGCGCAGCCCTTACATGATTGCCGCCCATAAACCTTTTCAGGGTATTTTGGGCAGTCTCGTCAATCACATTCCGGCTGAACACCTTTTGGGGCGTAGGCGTTGCCGCCTGACGCATCCAATTGTAGTAGTCTGCGGCGCTTTCATGAGAAGTAATGCCTTTTTCAAGCATGATCTTCTCAATCTCCGCAATCTCGTCTTCTTTCACGCCCTTTTTGCGCAAAAGCGCGGTACGGCGGCGCTCCAGTTCTTCCATCGCTTCTTTTTCACGGAGCTTGCCTTCAAGCTGCTCCATACGGCTTTGAGCCATTTCAAAACGAGAAGCCAGTTCGTCTTTGATGTCGATTTCACCAATCGGCATCTGCGGGCGAACTTTTTTGGTCAAACGAAGCGCAGCTTCCCGAGTTTCCGGGTTTTCGGAAAGTTCGCGCATCAGCAACGCGAGTTCATCGCGAGCTTCAGGTGTGAGGTCTTCGAGCGAAGCCATTTGTGTCCCCTTTTAGCTTCAGATGACTTTTTTGCCGTCGCCGGGCGGCACAATCTTGTACTGGCTCTTGGGGCCAGTCTTCGAAGCGCCAGAAAGCCCGCCAAGGCGCGCAAAGCGAGGCGTATTGGTGATCTGACCGTTCTGCTGCTGGTCAGTCGTGGCATTGCGGGGCTTAGAAGCGCCGCGAGGTTTAAAAACGTCCATGTTAGTCTCCTTACATCGGTAACGGTGCACCGCCGGGTGGCATACCCGGTGGCATTGCGGGAGGCCCGCCCGCCGGGGCACCGCCCGGCGCAGCAGCGGGAGGCTGCGGACTCATAAGGCCAAGATTGGGAGGCCCGCCTTCAATAGCTTTGGTTAGAGGCGTTCCGCCGCCAGCCTGAGGCAAGTTTTGAAGGAGCTGGAGAATTTCGGCGCTCTGAAGTTCGCCGGTTTTTTGCTTTTTGGGGCCAAGCACTGAAGAAAGCTTAGCCAGAGCGGACATTAGGCTTTGACCTTCGGGGGTCCGTGAGCCAATGGCCGGGAGAGACTGTTCGATTAGATCAAGAGCCATGCTCACATTGATCATCGCCGCTTCCCGTTGGCCCTGTTTCGGTTCGGGCGTAGACATTGGGGAGGGCATAGGGGAAGGCGTCATAGCAGGATCGGCACCAAGAGGCGAGGAGCCGTCCTGTTGACTTTGCATCAAAGCCATAATGTCCTGATCTGCCATGTGGTTTACCTCGTTCTACATATATCTGCTGTAGAATTGGAACAAAAGTCAAGGGAGGGGAATTTTTCAGTTCCGCCCACTCCTCGGAACGACTCATGGTCGCTAAACGGGGCTAACCCGTTTATTAGTTAGCGACGAGCCTTACGACCCTTGCGACGCATGTGCGCCTCCATAGCTAGAGGGGTGGATGGTGAGTAATGAGCGCCCGCTATCGCGGGAACTCATTAGCGCTTGCCCTTACGACCCTTGCGACGCATTCGCGCCTCCTACAGTTTGTGTGATCGTCCCCAAAACTGATCACTTGCGGCGGCTACGACGAGACCGCTTAACGGACTTGTACATTACACTCTCCTCATAGGTCTGTCAGGGCGCGTCATGGGACGGCCCATCAGATTTCTAACATTGGAGACACGGTATTGTATAGATGCTGGGCGCTCGGCCATAGAGACATCGCGGCCAGTGGCTCGCGGCTGATCTCCAACTCGGACTTGACCTTGTTCAGCCATCGGATTTCTTTCCTTGCGGAGGCTGCGGTTGAGGCTGAAGGGATTTCATCTGTTCAGACTTCTTCAGCTTTTCTTTGAGCATCTGCTTCATTGGCGGATCGAGCATATCTATCAAGGACTCCTTGTCAATAGCCTGCGCCTTAAAGAGGTTGAAGGCCAAAGACCTAAGGTCTTCCATGAAGATTGGGCTGTTTGAGTGCGCGTCCACTTTGACGACATACTGTTTGGTGAATTGTTCAGCGATGAACTTCATGCCCTCAACATCTTTGAGGTGCGTGGGATCATAAGCCTGCATCAACTTGAGATAAAGCGTTGCAAGCTTTTCAAGAGCGCTTTCTACAATCAACGCGCGTTTCTTAGCGCGCGAAGAACCAAGTCGAGCAAGCTGGGAAGCATGACCAGCGGAACGAACGCCCTGCTCACCACGACCAGATAGCACTTCAGAAATGCCGGACGCTTCAGCAAACATCTGGTCAATTTCTCGAAGCTGTTCATAAAGGCTCTGCGGCAAATCAGGAGCAAGGCGTTCAACTTTTGTGTTGGGCATATCAGACGCCAACAAACCTCCAGCTCTATTCAGAGCGAAGTTCTTTTCGTCCAAGATGCCGGTAAAGCCCGTGATTGCTGTAGGAGGGTTAACTTGTTTGGACAGGAGGTCTAAAATTTCATTCATGCGCTTGTTGCGCATTTCCTGAAGGAACATCAGGCGTGAAACTTCTGATTGACCCCAGTAGTAATCAGGCATTGGGTTGGGCGCGACCTGAATGAAGGGGCTTTCTCCCTTCAAGAACATCTTCTCATTTTCACGATCATAAATGATGATGTCCGGGTCGGCGCGCGTGACAACCTGATAGTCCTGCGTCTCATCGTTCCACACATAGAGTTCCACCATCTCTACGGTGTCTTCTTCAACCTCAGGCTTCATACGATTGTAGCCGTAAAGGTTAAGGCTGATGTTGCCGTACATGGTCGGATCGACTTGGCTCAGAATGATGCGATCAACACCATTGGGCGTATAGGGCTCAACATGCGCAGACGTTGTTACTCGCTTTACAATCGACTCACGTTTTGGATGCGCGTAAAGCCGAGCGTACAGGTCGGATTTAGTGATGTAATAGGTTTGCGTAAACGCTTCCTGTCTGTCGAGGTAAGGAATGTCTTCACGCAAAACGCCAAAGTTTGATGGGTCGATATAGTACGGGTGGATTGAACCGTTCGACACAACAAGCTTGACGAAGGTGGAGTTGTAGACCATCGCCCATGTTAGGGCGGTATTGAACACCTGATCAGCGTTCGAATTGTTCCATTCGTCGTTGAGCGCCTGTTCAAGGCGCGGAATGAAACGATACTGGTCGTCGTGGGCTGACGCACCAAGATTGATTGAAAAGCGCGTTGTATCTGCTGAGTACAGAAAACTGACGAGCTGATCAATGTGCGGAAAAATCTTGTTGTACTGAGCCGGGGCTTCTTCAGGGGCGGACCCAAAAAGATAGTAGGACTTCAACGCCGCGTAATCCGCCCGCCTGTTCTCGCGAGAGACAGAACATTTACGGATCAGGTCTTGGTAGAAGAACTCTCGCTCTTCGGGTTCCCTTGGAATGATCATTTGTCAAGCTTCAGGTTGTCGTGATCAGCCGTGTAGCTGGCCGCCATTGGTCCGCGCGTGATATTAGCATCCTTGGGCGAAAAGCCAACCTGTTCCCCTGCGACCGGCTTGATCATGCCGCCGAGCATCCCGGCCATACTGAATTTGCCCGCGTCCCCCCAGATGACGCCGTTGCCCTGACCTTGTTCGGGGGGCTGTTCGACCGGGGGAGCGTTGTTGCGGGTCAGATAGCCCGTCTGATGCTCTCCTTCGCGGGTAGATTTTATATCTGTCATGTTAAAATCTTTTGCCAAGCCCTTGATGTTGTTATCATTTCGCTTGGAACGCCCGCCTTTCACTGAGTCTCGCATGGTCGGGGCTCTTAGGATGACCTGAGCCACATCTTCGCACCCAGCCTCGCAGATGGGTTCCCATGCGGTGAAGTATCCGTGCCGAGGGCACCTGTAGTCTCGCAAAATAGCCATGTACGTCCCCTTACTTGGTGAATTGCTCGTCGAAACCGGGCTTGGAGTAGTCCGACTTGTTCTTCATGCCGACTTTCAGGCCGATCTTCCCGTCATTTACGGTCAAGCCTACACTTTTGGCAAGTCTGGGCTTGGGTTGCTGGCGGTAGAACAGGCTACGGCGCTTTTTCCTATCATAGACCATCACTACGTCGCCACGGGTCATACGCTCCAGCGCACGGCTGACGGAGATTTGTGTGTGTTCGCTCATATCCATATCTTTGACGTAGAAAACCCTTTTCAAGAGGGTTTCGCTGAGGCCGCAGAGTTCCGCGAACATCTTGATGCTGAGCGTCTTGTCCGGGTCTTTCCAGAACCGTTCCATCTGGCGGTAGATTTCCGCCTTGGTCATGACTTTCATCATTGCCCATATATCCCCAAATTTTTGAGGTAGTTGGACACGTTCCTGCCGACCGTCAATTCTTCGGGCGTGATCAGTTCTTGTGAATGGGAGACCTGACGGGTGAGGCGTTCCATCAGCAATCTTGGCTGTAACTGTTCAGCGTAGGCTGCGCAGGCCAGCGCCATCGCAATCACACGATCATCTTTGCCACGGCCCGGCGCATGGATGGAACCGCCCTCGCGGACGATCCCTTTCATCTCTTCCAAGGTCTCCATTGAAACGACATTCATCATCTGCCGTTCGAAATAGTCCTTGGTGTAGTTCATCATGCGCTCTTTCGAGCCTTGCGTGGTCAGCCAGCCGATAGAATTCGAGATGCCGCCGAGGGTGTCGTTCTTGCGCCAGATGTAGTTGGTCATTGAACCCAGAACGTGCAGCAAGCCTTTGCCCGTAGCGCCGCCCAAAGAGACCGCTTGCCTCTTTAGGTTCCTGAGTTCGTTGATGACCGCCTGACCCGGCCCATTAACTTCCAAATTAAGAGTGCTATTTTTATACGCTCCCGCAAGGTGGGCGATGACCCATGCAAACTGATATGTATTGAGTTCAGATGTTGCAAACTCTGCGACTTGATCGAGTCCATCAGCGTAGCATCTGAATACTTGGATACAAAAACGGTCAGCCCAGTCGGAACTTCCGTAGGCGGGGTCTGCTCCAATGACGTAGTAGGCTGTGTCAATGGGTTCCTCCCAAACTTTCAGAGTAGCAAGCTTGTCCGAGCTTTTGAGGACTTCGGTGTCTTGGAAGTTGGAACCAAAAGAGTACCGATAGGCATCGAACTTTTTGTTCTTTGCGACACGCGCGGCTTCCGAGCATCTGGAGTTTGAGAAGAAAGACGTTCCGGTCATCACGAAGGCATAGTCCTCCGTGGGCGGAAATTCCTGATACATCAGAGCATCGTCTTTGATGCCCTCATGCAGTTTCCATCGCCACCAAGCAATTTGCCGCGAGTTAATCTCGAAGCCGTAGAGCTTCTTGATGTCGCGGTTCCATTCTTTTTCCTCGCCGGTCAGCCTGCCATCCCAGTAGGTCTTGTAGACAGAGGAAGCCGGGTCCGCCGAGTA